CAGGCGACTAGGGCAGGACAGCACATACGCCGACTTCATGACGCTGGGTTATGCCCGCAACGCCACGGTCAGGTCATGCGTAGACTTGCTGGCGCAGTCCGTCGGCTCCGTCAATTACCTGTACTACAAGGGCAAGGGCACCAAGGCGACCAAGGCCCTGGACAGTGCGGACGAGCTGGATGAGCTGGACGAGCGGCACCCCATTGTGGCGATGCTGGAGGAACCCAACAGCGAGCAGGGGCGCGCCGAGTGGTTACAGCAGTATGTGATGTACATGGTGCTGGGAGGCAACGCCTATCTGTTCTCTGCGCTGGACGTCACGGGCAGCAGGCCCCGCAAGTCTGAGCTATGGTGGCTGGATCCCGACGCCGTTGAGCCGCAGGCACGTAAGAGGGCAGGCGAGCCGCGCATCTATGTCTACCGTCCGGAGGGCGGGCAGGAACAGCGGTTCACCGCAGAGCAGGTGCTTCACATCAAAGCAGGCGGCACGGGCGATGAGGGCACGGCCCCCGCGCTGGCAGCGGCAGAGGCCATAAACCAGAACAACCTGGCCCGCCTGTGGAACTCCGACCTGCTGTCTAACCGCGGCCGCCCGTCGGCTATAGGCAAATGGACAGGGGCCTACGAGCTGGACGAGGCACAGATGCAGGCCAAGGCGCAGGAGCTGGCCCAGTTCTTCAAGCCGGAGAACTCCGGCAAGTTTTTATTCACCCAACTGACAGACATCCAAGAGCTGGGGCTCACCCCAGAGCAGATGGCGTACGTCGAAGGGCTCAAGGAAAGTATGCGTGAGATATGCAGGGCCTTCCGTGTGCCTTCGCAGTTGCTGGGAGACAGCGACAGCGCGACATACAGCAACTACCGGGAGGCCCGCAAGAGCTTATATCACGAGGTGGTAATCCCCTACTCGGAAATGCTCACATCCGCCTTACAGAGGTGGCTGCGCGTCTGGGAGCCCGGCCTGATAATCGTCCCCGACACGGACAACATAGAGGCCCTACAAGAGGACGCCAACGCGCGCTTCGAGCGGGCCAACGCCGCGCAGTTCCTGACCGTCAATGAGCGCAGGCTACTATCAGGGTATGACGCTCTTGAAGAGGGCGGGGATGTGGTGCTGGTGCCCGCGGGGCTCATGCCGCTAGACCAGCTAACACTTGCCGCGGAGTACACGGGCGACGTGATGCCAGGCAGGGAGGAAGAGCCGGAGGAAGCGGAGCAGACCGAGGCAGAGCAGGCGGAGGATGAGGACGAGGCGCAGGCCGCCACGCCCGCAGGCGCATGAGGGTAGGCGGTAACCAGCAGGCCCTACGCTCCTTCGTCGCAGGTAACGAGGCGAAGGTGAGAAGCCGCTGGAACAGGCACAACAAGGATGCCGCCGCGACCATCACCCAAGCCGACCTCGCCGTGGCGCTAAGGTTCGGCGACCTGCCGGCAGAGGCATATGAGCGCATAGCGGAGGCCGACACACTGTTCGTTACCCGACAGCTCAAGCCCATGTGGCTCACAGGAGCACAGGCAGGCGGGCAGTCCGCCACGGCGGGCATACGCAGGGCTGGCAAGTCATGGCTCGACAACTGGCGCTACAGCCCGACAGGGCACCTGATAGAGCGCTGGATAAGGCACAGGGCAGGCGCGATGATTTCGCAGTGGGGCACGGCAAGGCAAGGGGCCCTACGCACGGTGATACGACACGCCATCCGCGCTATACCCTTGCAGACAGGCGAACAGCCGTCAATCTATTACATCGCAGAGCTAATCAAGGATGCCTTCGGGCTCACCGAGCTACAGGCACAGTGGGTAACGAGCTACCGCGATAAGCTATGGAAGGCCCTCACATCAGATCCAAAGACACAGACCATCCCACCTATCAAGCTTCAAGCCATCGTCGATAAGAAAGCCCGATTGTATCAGTACAGCATGACGCAGCTACGGGCGCAGACCATCGCGCGCACGGAGACCGCCGCGGCCTTCAACCAAGGGCAGTTCGCCGCTGTCGTGGAGGCCAGGGACGAGGGGCTGTTCGGCAAGGATGCCACTTTGTTCAAGGTCTGGTCTGCTGCCTCTGACTGTTGTGATGAGTGTCAGGCGCTGGATGGCATGAGGATACCTATCGACGCACCCTACGGCGAGCACGGTGCAGGCGGGGCCGACGGCGACACGCCGCCGCTACACCCGAATTGCCGCTGCACCCTTTACTACGAAACGGAGTGAACCCCCACATGCAGAGCTATAAGACCAAGACCTTCTCCATTGTGCCCGGTACGGGCTGGATGGAAACGAAGGTTGACGTGCCGGGCCGCCGCATATGCGGCTATTTCGCAGCCTTCGGTAACAAGGACGCGGACGGGGACATCATTGTGCCAGGCGCCTTCGCCAAGAGCATAAGTGAACGAGGCCCGAGGGCCGCAAAACCCCGTATCCTGTTCCTCCGCGACCATGACAGCGCAAAGGTGTTGGGCCGCGTGGACGTGCTACGGGAGGACGAGAAGGGCCTGTATTTCGAGGCGCAGATAGCCAACACGCAGCTAGGCGATGAAACCTTAGAGCTTTACAAGATGGGTGCCCTCACTGAACACAGCATCGGCTTTCAGACGGTCAAGAGCCGCTATGACAGCAAAGAGAAAACCAACTACTTGGAAGAGCTCAAGTTGTGGGAGGGCTCCGTGGTGGCGTGGGGAGCCAACGAGCAGACGCCACTCGTAGGTATCAAATCCATCAAGGGCGGCTTTGAACGGCTGGAAACCCTGGCCAAACAAGCACCCGACGATGAGTACAAGCAGCGCATGTACGTGCTGATAGAGCAGCTTAAAGCAGAAGCAGCACTCGAAGGCAAGGAGCCGCCCGATGAGGGCACTCCGGAGCCCGCGGAGCCGCAGGCAGACGCGAAGCTGGTCGAGGTCATAACGCGACTAAAGGAAATCAAGGACCTAATTTAGGAGGAAATTACATGGCAGATGAGCTGAACAAGGAGCTAAATGCCCTTATAGGCGAGCTGCGCGCGAAGGCCGACGAGAAGGACAAGGAGATAAAGAAGCTAGGCGACGCGAGCGGCGAAACCAAGACGACCATGGAGAAGATGCAGACAGAACTCGCAGGCATCTTCAAGAGGATGGACGAACTAGAGGCCAAGGCCAAGGCCCCCGAACTGGGAACCAAGGACGCCAAGGCCGCAGAGTTCGAGAAGCAGTCCAAGGACTTCGACGCCTTCTTGCGCAGGAAGGACTACCAGATAAGCGGCAACACCAGCGGTGGCTACACGGTGCCCTCGCTCATGTACGACCAGATAATCAAGAAAGAGCGGGAGTACGACCCGATACGTTCGCTGGCGCGCGTGATAACCGTATCCAACGGCTCACCGATTTACATCCCCCGCATAACCACAAACCAGACAGGCGGGTTCACGACCGAGACCGCGAGCAGGGCAGAGAGCACCGCGGCGGTGTTCGAGCAGCGCGTGATTACCCCGTTCCCCGTGTACACGCAGGTGCAGGCGACCTACGCCCTGCTGGAGGACAGCGCATTTGACATCCAGGGGCTGATACTCGACGAGAGTGCCAAGACCCTTGCCTACCACGAGGGCGTCTCTTTCATATCGGGCAACGGCTCGACGTCCCCGTACGGCATACTGTCCGACGCGGGCGTGCTGGCCAACGCAGAGACCGCGGGCGACAACGTGATGAGCGCCGACGCGCTTGTCAAAGTCCCATTCAAAATCAAGCCCATATACCACAACGGCGCGGCATACGTGATGAGCCCCGCGACCATGGCGGCCACCGTTTCGCTGAAGGAAGAGGCCACCGCGGGTTCCTATTACTTCCACGCAGAACCGAACGCCCCGTACAAGTGGACGCTCAACGGGTACCCCGTCCTGTTGTCCGACACCGTAGCCGACCCCGGCGACAAGGCGACCATCGCCATATTCGGCAACTTCAAGATGGGCTACACCATCGCGGACGTCGCGGGCAGCTTGCGCATAATCATAGACCCGTACAGCCAGAAGGGCGTCATCACCTACCACATAGAGAAGCGCGTTGGCGCGAACGTAGTGGATCCCGACGCGTTCGCAGTCATCAAGACATCTTAGGAGGTAGCGTAAATGGCATCAATGTACTCGACCATTGACAAGACGAAGATAGTCGCGACCATACTCCCGCAGGCCGTGACGGAGACGACCACGGGCGCGACGGTGGACACCAACGCCTTCAACAGCGTGGGCCTCATCGTTACCGTCGGCACCATCACCACGGCAGACGCATCGAACAA